AAATCATCCCAATCAGCGTGTGCCACACCTTCACTTGTGCCTGAATAGTTGTTGACCTGATAGGTGTTGCCACTGTCAGTAACACAAAAGCCGTAAGGGTAAGTTCCGCCCGTGTACGGCTGTGGGTCTATCATGGAATCAATGGTGGATTCCTCATAGGGGGATATACGATACTGCTCGGTAAGGTATTCATTACCCTCCTTCAGGTATTCACCATCGAGGTCTTTCAGGTAAATGTTTTTTCGAATTTCGTATGCGCTCATATTATTTTAGGGCTTGAGGTTTGAATCCAAAACTTTGTGCTATTAACTTGCAAAAGCTGAAATTTACTCATTTCGGGCTCTCTTGTCCATGTATCGCCTGCCGTATAATTAGCCACAGGCGGCACAGCTTCCTGCTGGATGTGCTTATATGTGTATTCTTTTGTGGGTATATCAAGGTGCTGCTCCTTTACCTGATCGCCGCTTTTAGGTTTGATATACCCCTCGCCATCGTCTTCCCAGTTGCTCCCATCAGGGAGGTTTACAATGTGCTGTGCGTCAACTTTCTTTTCTTCTTTTGGCTTGATCTGCCCCTCACCGTCATCTTCCCATCTTCCAATAGCGTCAAGGTCTACGTCTTTTGTGGGTATCTGCTTAGAAGGTATTTGCTTAGACGGTGTTGCATTGGGCTTACCTTCTTCATCCCAGCCCGCTACCTTGTCAGCGTGTTCAATCTCCGTTTCGTGGTCTTCATTAGAGGTTATTTTATGTAGTCTGTCATGACTCTCTCCGGTAGCTTCCCATGTTCCGCCCCCTTTTGCTGCATCCGCTGTGATACACTTCTCGACAATATACTGCCCTCCTGTAGCATACAAGCGTATATCATCCACTGTGTCTTCTGTATTTGAAGCACTCCGTAGATAAATAAAATTACCTATATGGATACTACCTTTTATTATCATTATATGAAAATTGCCTCACCTTCAAACCTTAAATCTGGATTTTCCGGAACTCGGATACTCACATCACCATTGGCTGCAACCTTCACTCTGTCGGGAGTAACCTGAATAAAATCAGACCCATCAGCTTGGAAAATATCAACCGTTGGTTTGGTTCCTCTCTCGTGTTCAGATTCCAGAACGGTAATAGTGTGATACCCGTTGGATAAAGTCGGCCATCCTGAAGCTGTATCTGAATCATCAAAAGATTTCACATACCTTTCTGTGGGGATTTTGTCTGCTTCTTCGAGGAAGTTCACATGCCATTCCCCAACCTCTGTGCTAATATCCACACAAGTAAGCTCATAGGCTCTTCCCGGCTCAATGTTTTTCAAAGTAGCGGGGGTTGTGTCATGATAAGTTTGAACATTAACTGCTGCTGCAGAATCATCCGGCACATCAATCACAACCTGCCACCCCAAAAGCAATGTCGTTGCGTTGGGTAAAATCACATTTTGGGTTGTTGTGTTTTTAAGCCTGTGCCATTTGTAAGTGTGCCTGTCAAGGTCTTTTGTTGCGCTTAGGGTTGCAGCAGTAGCTCCGAAGTCAACCCTCCGGTCAGCTATAATCGTTCTGCCTACCCTGAAATCACCTCTTCTGTCCATGATAAATGTTATTTGGCTATTATAATACTACCCTCGAACCGTAAGTCAGGGTCTGCGGGTACAAAAATTCTTTCAATGTTTTCTGTTACTGTTATTGTTTCCAGACTGATTTTCTTTTCTCCGCTTCGCACCTCACAATGTACTGACTCTCCAAATCCATGATTAAAATCAATCTTGTAACCTCCTGCTGTTACTTCCCAGTCTCGTGGAATTAAAGGTTTTTTTGAATGGGGTGATAATAGACTCCCAATTCTCATTATCCGATAGTACATCATTTTTCTTAACTAATCGGTAATAATGATCATCCTGTATTATATAAACAATCATACCCCATCTACGTTGATAAGTAAGCAGATTATCTCTATCCTCAACAGTCTCTACATTTATATCAACCCTTAATCTTAAGGATTCATATAAAACGGCACCCGTAGTATAATGGGTAACTTTTGGACCTATTTTATTATCGTTATCAGCCATTTATTATAAACTTTGAGGGGATTGTAATTCCCATATCCCCCCATGTTCAATAACTATCCAATTTATTACGTTAGCACTAATCTGTACTGCTTTTACTCTAATCCAAGCTCCTTCATCGGTAGTAGTTATCCCCAGGTCACTATATTGATTATTAAAGATAATACTAGCACTACCCACTGTTGCACTAACCGAATAGGCATTAGAAGACATTTTCCTAACGACCATTTCTGCATTAAGTATAGTATTAGGTATTGGTAAGTGAGCATCAAAATTATTTGGGGTATTTATTAATACGTTATTAGTTTCTAGGGAGATATCTAATTCATTACCTGAAGTCATATATGCAGTGCCATGTCCTACAATCAATCCCGAGTCTTGCCATTTATCATCTACATATTTTTTATTGGTAATATGATCATTGTGGCTAGGCTCAAACGCTTCTTGTAGTTTGGGACTGGCACTATCTAATATTATTTCAGGAGCAGCTAAATCTATTAGGACTGGATTAACAAGGGATAGTAAATTGGTAAGAAATGAAATCTTGCTATTAACTTCATCTTTATGGGATATCTCATTTAATATTCCCTTTAAATCTGTAATTTTAAATCCCCCGGCTCCGTCTGCGGTATTAATTATATCTTCATCTCCTGCTGTGGGGGATCCCGGTTCTCCACCTAATATAACATGTCCATCCGCATCCACTAATAACATTAAATCGGGATCCCCTGGTGATCCCGAGAAATTAGGTAAACTTAAGTGTTTGCTATCTTTTGGTTGAATATGACTCGGTCCGTCTTCTTCCCATAATATACCCGGAGGCTCCGGTAAAGTTAATTCAGTCCAAGTTGGAACCCCTCCTACCAAAGTTAATACATCATTTTCATCACCCAATGATAGTCTTTCCGGGGCTCCATTTATTCCACCATATATCATATCACCGGCAGCCTCCATCGGGTTTTGGATCTTATTATCCAACTCATCAACCATATCTTCTAAGAGGCTTCCCACTCTAATTGCAGTGTTGGCATCTACAGCGGTTTCATTCTTTATTTCAATTGCTCTATTTTTAAGTGTCATGGCTTATTAATTAAAGGGGTCATCGAATGTTTCATCAAATATCGAATATTTATGCTCAATGCCATCGCAATCCCACCAAGCTTTAAATATATAGGCAGTTTCATCCTGAGGTGTAGTAACCACTATTGATAAATGTTCCTGTATGCAATAAGTACCAATATCAGTATCCGATACCTCAATATCTGGAAGTTCAACAAGTACCGAAGCATTAATGGGTTCAATAAATTGAGCAACTTCCAAAAGTTTATATTCCAATTCGGGTGTTAAAGTAAAATTGGGATCTCTGGGTGTTATAGTTAAAATATACTCCGAACAATAACTGGTATTACAAGTAGGTTTATCCTCATCATAACGATTTAAATCATCATAATATAAACCTGAATCATAAAGATTAGTGAATACTATTTGATCAGGGTCCTTCTCATCTAGTTCAACATCAAATCCCCAAAGATTAAAAAACATCTTATAGGCTTCGAAGGTTCCTTTAAATTTATATATTTTTACAATATACTTTAAAAGCAGTCTATATTCTACATCAGAAAGCAAATTAGGAGGCGCACCTAGTAATTCTGCAATAACATGCAATAATTTATCTGCATTAGTAAATTGAGGGTCTAGATTTTTATGATAATAATCATCCGACTCTTCATCTAAATGCTTCATTACCTCTTCATCTACCTCTTCTCCGAATATTTTTACAAACCTTTCTAAGAACCCTTCTCCATCCTGATCCTTGTAGGAATCGAATTGCTTATAAAAAGCCGGAAATAAATCCCAGGTGTAATTTTTAAAATCCATTAACTGAGTGTTTCTTTAATAGTTAATGTTAAATTTTCCTCTTTAAGAGTAGCAATCGAATTGGGTGTTATCTCTATATCCTTATTTGCAGGATAAACTGAAAACACCCACCTATTATCCGAAGTATAAGCTCCAGCTTCAGGTGTTAATTTGAAATAATCATTTTCATATTCAGTACCCGTAGTTAACTCAGCTTCCAAAAAAGGTCCTTCAAATAATTGCCAAGAAGTACCCGAATTAAAAATAAGAGTATAAGTCCTTTTTATATTAGTACCCTTTAAAGTGAAGTTCTTATTAAGTTCTGTATTATGATTACTGGGAAAGAAATAAGGTATAGTATAAAGTTTATTTATATGAGCAAATTTAACCTGAGACTGGTTATCGATAGTAGCCCATATATTGGACATCCTTACAGCTTTACCTACATCAGCCTTCCTATAATTATATTCCTCTAATAAAGCAGTCTTAACCTGATTTTCAATATCAGCTACTTTCATATGTAATTTACCTGTAACAGTAACATCCAAATTAAGGTCTGCTTCTCCCACAGATTTAATATCTACAAAAGTAGTAATCATTCTAAACTTTTCAAACCAAGTCTCAACAGAATCCAATAGGGCTAATGACGCCGTACCCCCGCCTTGCGGTGATACATATATAGTAACAAATTTACCGCAATCATAAGAAACATTGGCCTTATCTACACCCGCGTGCATCTTAGCCACATCTATATAATCCTGTCGTGTAACGGCTCTATTAAGTGTTCTCAGGCTTAAAGGAGCATTCCTTCTTATTTCTTCAATCCCTTCGAATAAAGTTCCACCAGTAAACCTGTTAGGATTAACTATGTTAATTTTATTAGCATAAGTTAAATCACCATCATCTCCGAATTTGGTATCTATTATATCTACCGCACCGCTAGAGAGGTTTCCACTTTTCCCATTTGTCGATCGCCAGCTTATTGTGGCACTATCTCCATTATTGGGTAACTGTCCTTTTTCACCATCCCCGAATTCTATATATGCTATACCGTCTTCCTTAATATCCACAATATAATGTTTATCATCGGCTTTAGACATAGCAAAAGTATCTACCCTTTCCCAAGTTTGAGTTTCAATTATAACAGAACAACTATCGTGAATATAATCATTACCCAAGGGGTAAACTGATCCGGGTTCTACACTGGAGAAGTTATGACTTTCTTGATGTTTGGTATATTGGGCTACAGGTACCCACCCTTCTTTATGAGGATAGTTAATTACTAAATCTCGTGTAGTATAAAAATCCATACCCTGGATTTCTATTCTTGTACCCATAGGAATAGTTTCCCCTTCTCCATAACTTAATTCATAGGGGTTTTCATCTAAATCTAATAGCGTCACCTTTAAATCCGTAGAAGCAGGATTTGCAGCTTTTATCCTGTAATCAATTAATCTTACTAATCTTACTACTGAAGAATATCTTCTAGCCGTGGGCAAAAAAGATTCTCTTAATAGTTGATCGATATAGTAATTTAACTGTTCGGTTAATCCCGCAAATATACTGATTAATATTACAAAAACATTACTTTCACTATAATCAGTAATCTCAGGATTAGAGGTACGGAGTTTATTTAAAAGTTTTTGTTTAATTTGGAAATATCCTCTTTCCAAATATCCTACCCACGGGTTTTTAAAGCTCATTTTTTAATGTCTTATACGTGAATAAAGTGGCACTATAAAGGAATCCACAGTATCACTATGTTTTATTAAATAACTCAAAAGTAATTTGGCTGTACCATTATCCCTATCTACTTCAATATCTACCTGTCTTAAGGTTACCCTTTTTTCAAACTTATTTACAGCACTTATTATAGACTCCCTTAGTAAATCAAGAGTTATATCATCAAGAGGCCTTTCAATAAATTGCTCAATTTTAGACCCATAATGACCCATGAAATACCTATATCGATATGGCCAAAATATTATACTAACCAGAGACTGGCGAATTAATTTTTTCCCAGTCTCTAATTTAGAACTCCCATTTTCAATTTCAACAGGAAATACAATACCTTGACCCAGTAAAGTTGTAGACAATTTATCCATATTTATATACCCTACTGGGCTTGTTGGTTAATGAGTAACTGAGGGGTTTTCCAACTCTTCTTTAGTGGTTGGAGTTATTACAATTGGAGCTTGAGTAGCGTCCTGAGGAGTACCAGTGGGACCCGCTTGATTAACATGAATATGCTCATTAAAGTTTCTTTCCAGATTATTTAATTTCTCAATAAGTTCCTCAATCTTAATCAAACCGTGATTAAGACCCGAGTTCATAGATATCTTACCCCCTTTAATTAATACCTTAGCCCCATTATATTCCTCTATGGCAATATGATTTTTAGTAATATGTATTATAGCTCCGTCCTTATGTTTTAAAGTTATGGCTCCCTGAGTAACATTTACATAACTACCGCTTCTATGGCTTAATGAAACATTATCTACACCTTCTCTATCACTCATTGAAACTGAATGACCCTTTTCAGTTCGGAAAACTTTAGCCTCAGGATCATGAGGAGTAGCTTGTCCCAAAGAAGCAGTTTGGTTTGCAAATGACCAAATAGGAAATCTAAAATCCCCTCTTTCAAACTCTACCCAAACCATATCACCATTCTTAGGTACTTCCCTATTCGTATAGGATTTACCTTTGGGCCAAGCCCATTGTCCTTGCTCTTTTTTACCCGATATATGAGGAACGTAAACAAAGACTCTATCATAATTTTTAGGGTCTTTGTTATCAATTACAATACCTCTGTATGAAGAATAATGTCTACCAAAAGACTCTAATCCTTCATACATTATCTTTTGTAAGAATCGCTTAAAAGGTATCCTACTGCTCATCCTATTATAGTTATATAAAGGTTTCTATCCACTAATTTCATTATATTGTTCATAGCATTAATGGATCCTAATAAAATAAAGTTACCATCAAACCCAGTACCAGCCAATATACATCCCTGGGAATCATCAGGTCCGTTACCTGTATGTATTAATATACCTTCTCTATCCGGTACATCATGTAATCTAATGATTTGACCTTTACTGCTAGAAAAACCGGGGCTAGCTTTATATCTACCATTAGGTATACAACTAATATATCTTTGATTATTTCTCCAAGGTAACTCCAGTGTTTTAAAAGTATATAATAATTCATTGTCCTCCCATATCTGAGCAGTGCCTGCAACTCGAGCACTTACAATAGTACCATCCGATAATCTTTTTTCGGGCAGGTGGTATTCTCTCCTTATATAAATATGTATTCCTTTATTACTCATTCGAAGAAAAGTCTCCATTTCCTCAGGTGAAACAGTTATGGGATATTCACCAGGATCTATAGTGGGTCTGTAATCTTGATCTTCAATTCTTTGATCATCCCTCCATCTCTTTATACCGACATCCACTATATGACCTTCCTCAGATAATTGAAGATCCATAGGAATGGGTTTATCCGGATCATAACCAAATAAATCAATATAAAACTGTCTGTCCTTTTTTTGCTGTATACTTTCTAATATATCATAATCTTTAAATTTCTCATTAGGATCCTTGAATAAATGATTATTGAGAAAGTTTGCTGGGATAAATATACCTTCTTGATCATCCCAGAACCAAGGTGATAACCTGTCAACAAATCTATAAACATTTGGATTATCCGCCATTGGCTCTACATTATGGGATTGTATTTCATTCCCATGATAATCAATTTGAACCAAACGAGAACCTTTTATTACCCACCCTTTTTTAGTAACGTTAACATCTTCCTCTTCTCTAAATTCTACAATAACACCTCTAACAGTTTGAATAGGTATTTTACCAAGGTCAAGTTCTGTAGTATAACCATTTTGAGAATCTATTTTATGTCTAACCTCTAAAGCATAGTATAATCCTTCAAACTTTTTTGCAACTCCAGATACTCTAAAAACCATACCTGAAGAAATAAAGGGATTACCCAATAATCGGGCATAAGCAGTTATCCTTTTAAGATTATCATCAGCTCTTCTGCTATCTATTTCCTCTTTTATTTCATCTAAAGTAATAGGTGAAGATAAAAATATAGTAGTAGGCAATTTTTTAACTACCCGAGTATGATCAACACCTGATACATAATTACCGTCCTTATCTTGATACGAGTGAGTACCAGTATCATATCTAAAGCCCGGCATTACTAATTGACTGAAATTTTCTAAAGGCTTTGGTTCTTTACCTTCCTGAATATCCTTAATAGCTCCATCTACATATCTTGCAACCCTATCCGGATTTTGATTACCCGTTTGATTACTATGTAGTTGAGTCATACTAACCAATTCCCCTGTTTCGGGATTTACAGATACAGATTCAGATTGTACAACTTCGGATTCTTCAAAATTAGTTTCAAAGTCAATTTCTAATAGATCATCTGTCCCTTTAAAATGGAGGTCCATATAAGGGGGTCTATCTAAATTTCTTTCTCTTAATCGAGGTCCTCTTAAATCTTCAGCAGTATCTGAAATATTAACATCGCCAAATCTTTCCCTTAAATAAGTTCTAAGGTTTTCATAACCCGATTTATTCATATCAGCTTGTACATAATCCCAAGCCCGATTGTCCAATATACTCTGAATAAAGGCATCTAATCTATCCGGATCAAAATTACCCTTATCATCATATAATATACTTTGATTGGGTCGGCCATACAGATTTTTATGTTCCTTTAATTTCTCATAAAAACCCACCTCTTTTAACATATCCCACCATCTCTCCTCACCTCTTGTGATATTACGGTTATGGTGAGAGTCTATAGTAAATCCATATAAATCCACTGCATCTCGGGGAAAACGTGTAACAACTGAATGTCTTAACCACCATCCTGCTTCAGACCTTAATATCGCAAACTCATTAAATATTTGTTCATCAGTACCTTTAGCCAGTATATTTCTTATTCCCAAAGGTAAATTATAAGCATCCCTAGCTTCATGAGTTGAGAAAAACTGTTTAAATTCACTAACAGTGTTAAAAGATAAATATCCAAAATTTACACCCAATGAAACATGGTATCTTTTTCCTACAGGTACTTTTATAAGATATTCTCCAGACCTCTCTTTAAAATTAGCTCTTATCTTATTGAGTTCCATAAATAACTCATTCAGATTGATTTTTAATGTAGCTGCATCATCATGTTTACTTATATACTCATTATATTCCTCTACACTTAAATTCAATCCCTCTGAGGAAACAATAGCATCTTCTACCCTATCAAGTATTTGTTGTGATTCACTTTGATCCCTATCACTACTGGCAAAGGTAACCTGATCCACTAATATTAAAGTGAATTCAATATTATCAGCATACTTTGCCCTAAAATCCTTAACAACCAGATAATACCCTCTTCCAAAGAAAATCCTATCTTCAGCAATATAACCATACCTGATTACGATCATATTGCCATATTGAAAATGATCACTATCAATAAAATTAATATCCTCTGACTCAATTGTCAGGATCATTTCAATACCTTCTTCCTCATCATCAGACAAATCACAACTAGATATTTGATGAGCCTTCTCCCTTGTTTGATCATGATCAGGTTCATACCCAAGACTAGCAAAGGATAGATAATTACCATTGGTATCAAAAAGCCCCACTATTGGGGCTCCATAACCTTCCGGATTTATTGTGCTTGTCATATCAATGCAGGAATTACTAATTCATCACCGGGCTCTATCGAAAAAGGATTTGTTATAACATTAACATCAGCAATTATATGCCAGAGTGTAGAATTCTTATAATATTTATATGCAATAGAATCAAGTCTTTCTCCTTCTAATACCGTATGAAATTTATCATTAGATGAAGGTCTATAATTAAATACTCGACGATCTAATGATAACTCACCATCTTTAAAACGAGCAATCGTAAAATTATTATATGCACTCATCGTTCAAAGATTATATCTTGGTAGGTTAAATTATGGCTACTTATTTTTTTAAACTTCACTTCCTGAATAATTTGTTGAGGTAAAAGTTCAAAAGATACATATTCATCCTTATGAAAATCCCATACATGATCCACCCAATTACTAAGTCTATAAGGGGCATGTTCTAGTAACCAAATAGAATTTTTAAAGATATTTGATCCACCCCATATAATCTTAAGTCTAGGCAAGACCTCATCATATCCGTTTGACTTCGAAAAAGACTCCATTTTAGTTGCAGAGTGCAAAGCTTTAGTCCGTGACTTATCATCAGTGAAAAACCAGTCAATAATAAACTCCAAACTATCTTCTGCACCTGTATAATGATAAAATGGTAAATTTCTTCCGATAGAAGGCATAGCCACTAACTTAGACATAGGATCAAAATCCAGTGACTTAGGAATCCAAGGTAATGTTACACTATCCTTTTCGGGATCATCTGTATCTACTTTCACAATGTGAATATTAGAACGAGGGGGTACAGATCTTCCTTTTTTTGTTAATCCACTTAAGGGGTTTGTTATTTCTATAGCCATTTTACAATCCTAATTTATACATTGAAGAAGCAGTCCTTTCATCAACTGTTGTCCTTACCATATTCTTTCCATCAACATTAAATATCACATCCACCTTTTTACCTTTAACATCTAAGGTACCACCTGCCAATTCAGTTCTAACTTGTTCCCTAGCTAATAGCCTTTCAATTAAATCACTCCTATTAAAAAATTCCTCATCATATCTAGGTAATACTCTATAAGGATGAGAAGCATAATCCCTTTGAGTTCTTGTGTTTTCCTCTACTGCTCGAGTATTACCTCTTATTATTCGAGTTAAACCGGATATTGCAGGACCAAGTAACATAAAAGCTACTAAACCTTTCCATCCCATTAAGAAAGCACCTGCTTTAGCTAAAGCTCCTCCAGTGCCTTTTAATAAACCACCAAGAATTCCTTTTTTAGCATGTTGAGCTGGCATTTGTTGAAGTGCCCCTTGACCTAAACCTCGACCACCCATACCCGGAGCCATTCTAAAAGGTATAAACCGATTAGCCGCATAGGTTCGGCGAGTAGAAATATCACTCATAGGATAACGAGTATAAGGCCTACCATGAGCTGTATAACCTATACCCGTTCTTGAAGCGGTTCCTACTAAACCGTGGCCTCCGATCATTCTCATACCCCCTGCAGTAGATACTAATTGAGCAGAAGCTAATCTCATGTGGCTAACGGTAATACCATCCACCACATGTTTATAACCCATAGCTCTTTGCTTAAGCATTGCCCAGCCAGTAGCCATAGACCTATTCATATTAGCAAAACTAATACGATTACTGGTAATCATCATCATAACACCAGCTGCAGCGGCTTTTATACCGAATACAACAGTGTTAATCATAGTAAATAGGGCTAAACCGCTTGCTATATATTTGAATATTTCAGCAGCAACATTTCCTGCTCGGGCTTGAGTAACCCATGTTATAGCCTGACCTAAACCTCTCAATACTTGGTGCATTGTCCTAAATGCGGGTTCTAAAGCAGAACCTAGAGCAATGGCAGTAGTTTTCCAAGCGGAAACCATTTTCAGAAAATCACCATGAGGAGTGTCCATCATTTTCTCCAGGTTCTCTTGAGCCATACCTGCGGAATTAGCCACCCTCTCAATATTTCTTGCTACCTGTTCTGTTGCTGCTGCCATCGGAAAGGCTGCCCTTTTACCCCTAATCCCAAATAACGCCTCCATTGCAACCTGACCTCTAATAGTAGGCAATTCTGCAATCCTTTCAGCCAGAATACCAAATACATCCACCATTTCCTTGAAATCCCCTGCCGGGGTTTGGAAATCATGTTCAGTTAAACCGAATATATCAAGAGCAGCAGCCTGCCTCCCTGTTCTTAACTGAGACTGGGCTTTCGCCATATACCTCAACGCATTACCCATAGCAGTACCAGCCATACTGGCTTCAATACCGAAGTTATGCATTGTCATTAACATACCAAGGGCAGTTTCTAGAGGTATACCCAAGGCATAGAAGTCAGCGGCAGAATATTTTAACGCATCAGATAATTGACCTATTGTGGATTTAGAACCCAGTGCAGCAGCAGCAATTTTATCCATTACATCCATAGCATGTTCACTAGGTATTTGGAACTGAGCTAATGTAGAAATAATGGCTTTTGTAGTAACATTCAAACCTTCCATCGAAGCACCCGCACCTGCAACAGAGGCTCGGATATTATTCATTATATCATCCACTTCCATACCAGATTTTGCCATCTCCCTCATAGAATTGGCAATATCATCGGCATAGAACATCGTAGTTTCACCTAAACGAAGTGCCTCATTTCTAAGATCCCCTAATTGCTCCTCAGTGGCTCGAGATACCACCTGAGTACCAACCATCATATAATCAAAATCGGCAAACCTTCTATAAAGGTTATGCATACCTCGAGTTAGTATGGCTCCTGCTGCAGCCATACCCCCATACATATTACGAGCAACCCTTAAGTTCTCATACATCGTTCTCCTAAACTCACTTTGTAGTTGTTTAAGAGACATTCCAGCTTGAGCCGCAGGACCAGAAAAATTATTAACTGCATATATATCTAGACCTACAGATACAACAGCTCCAGAAGATGCACCAGCAGCAGCACTAAGAATCATTTAAGGGCTTTTTTATTCCTTTCATTTTCTTCATCGGCAAAATCTATAAATTTTTGTCGACGAGAAACAGGAAAGCTTTTAAATTCGGAAAAAGTAAAGTGTAAACTAAACTGGGAAACATAGAAATACTCCCATTCTATATTTCCCGTGGAAAGAAAAAATCCGTTATTGACAATAAGGGGATAGATACTATTTCATTGGTATGAGGATTTTTTATATCTGTCATACCATCAAATTGCTTATCAAATTTATCGACATCATCCCTTATTTTTGCCATCTCCCAAGTCTTAAAACCTTTAAAGTTTTTAATAGGCACCCATTCATTGTTATCAAATATTTCAATACCTCTAGCCTTAAGACCTGAGTTAATACTTCTCTCACTATCTGATAACTTCATTAAATAGTTTTCCCCGTGACCATCGAGATAACCATAACGGAGTCTTTTTTCTTTGGATAACTCTAACTCTCGAGTTTTAACTTGTTTCTCCGGATACGGTTCAATCATGTATTTAAAGTACCCAGGTGTACCTGGTTCCGGAAAAGGTTTATTATAATCCCAAAGATAAGGAACTAAATCTTCCTCATAACTAACAGGCGGTTTACCGTTTTTCCAATCCCAATTAAAAATAATAGACTCACTTATAGAAAATATACGGGAAGCCATTAAGATAAAATACTTATCCCTTAAAAGCAAATCCCTAATTTCTACGGGTTTAACAACATTCTTCTTGGGCAAAAAATCAAAATCATGACCAATAATTAATCCTGCTAAAAAACGATTAATGGGACCTGTCATATCATCCTGAGAAAGATATGAAGATATAACATCATCATCACCACCATCCTGCTCTCTTATAGTTACCTTATAACCTGAAGGTAATAATAAATCAGCAACCCTTCCATATAAAGGGTGTTGATCTTCTCTCTGAGTAAAAGGTAACTTCTTTCTCTGATTTTCCATATTAATTGGGATTTAATAAAACAGGGACTATATATACTTTATTAATATAATATAGTCCCCGGGAACATCACAACTAACTATACTAGTACTTATCTACCGCATCTATTGAAAGTTCAAAAGATTCTACTGTATTTTCAGAACCAATACGAGAGTGTGATTTAACATTAACCTTAGTAGGCCAAGCGCCATACCAAACTGAAGTATTGATAATGGTAAATCCATCTTCGGCATACTCTTCGACAATGACTGTCTTTTTGTATACATCAGGTATTTGACCACCACCAGATAATTCATCCTGGCACATCTTTCTCCAGTTTACGAGAAAGTTATCCGGTCCGCTTGTTCGAGATATTTTGCTAATAGTAGCATTACCTATTATCACCCTACCTGCAGTTTTAACATCATAATTCGCATCACCATGAGGTACAGGTTCAACATCTTCTTCAGGGTGATCCACTTCCTGAACAAGCCACGGATCAAGTCCTAAGCCACCCATTATCCTAATGGAGTACTTAAATTGTTTACGAGGATTCGAAACTTTTGCCATATCTTAATTGGTTTTTAAAATTATTCAATAGTTACACCTGCACGAGTGAGTTCAATTACTAATTCAAATTCCTGCAAGGGATTTATTCTAGTAATAGGCAGTTTAACCTTATATTTGCCTTGCTGTATATCTTCAGCCTCATTAACCTGCAATTCATCCAGAGAAGCTGCAAATTGATCACCCAACCATTCATAGTTAAAAAGGGCCCTGCCATTAACAAGTGAATCCATGAAAGGTTTTATCTGATAATATATTTCCTTAAATAAAGGAATATCAAGAGGTTGTTCGATAAATGATTCCAATACGGGTATTAAAGATTTACCCATATAAATAATCAGGTTGTTAGTGCTGATAAATTTAGTATGAGTGTTTTCCCTTTGCCCTGAAAAATTACCCCAGAACATATTAACACCATTACGATTAATAGCCATGTTAATCTGATTCCGATTAAGGAGATCAAGTTCATTAAACTGAGCTTTACCCCCGTAATTAACCGCAGGTTTAATTACCCCCGGTACTGTATTTTGAGGACCACTAAATGAAAACCACCACCCTTCAGTATTAATAACTTGAATACCATTACCAATAAAATGAGATATTTCGCTTATGGCTACCTGCTGACCGGTATTGGGATGTATTACAGTCCATCCGCCAGAAGAATAACTTATAAAACGAGAATAAGGGAAATCCTGTCGTGTAGATACCATAACATTAGGATCACTGTTATAAGCAATACTATGATAATATCTCAGGTCTTTTCGGGTACGTGCATATAATTCACCGGCAGTGGCTAGCACTATTTCATCAGAAGGATAATCACAAAGATTAGAAAGGAAAATACTATCCTCATAATCATCAAAAGGTGAAAAATCAGACAGTTCAGAATCAACATCTACATTTCCATCATCTCCATTGGTAAAATCCAAAGTCTGGAATTCAGGAATAAGATCAGCTCCTGATAAACTACCTATTGTTGCTCCCATAGATTCAAGTGATACCCAATTAGAATTGGCTAATTGAGCTTCCAATTCAGTTTCAACGGTATTGACATTTTCATAGTACTCAGTATATTCTCCTCCATTGAAAGAAATCTCCATATTAAAGTCACCCAGTTCGCTATCAGAAGGTTCACTGAGAATAACTTGGAGATTGTTGTAATCCTCTCCCGGATATTTACTTTCAAGGGTAAACAAAGTAGCGGGAGCACTTGTATCGCCATTTACAACATCTACAGTTGCTTTTATAGCATCTTTTTTAATGCTGCTTACCCTTAAAGTAATACCCCTATTAAGCAATGCCCTACAATGCATAGGAAAATCAGAAGTTGTCAAAAGTCCACCGAATAGTCGTTCAAACTGATCCCAACTATATATCAGGTCTTTTGGATCTTTAACGGGACCCCTTTTAGTTATACCCTGAACAAAGGCAATATCAGAAGGCAAGTCCGGAGTAGTCAGTGTTCTATCCACTAATCTATAACCTACTTTTGGAGCTGGTGTTGACATAATTATTTTTCTTTTTTAACGTTATATAATAGAATTTATTAATCTCGTATTCTTAAAGGCTATCCCAGTAATCTCTTACCCATTTGTCCTTATGATTGCTGGGATCTTGTCTCCCAGCAAAATTAATTATTGTAGCATAATCAGGTATATATACCTTATTATCATTTTTTGGTAATAAGTAATAGGGTATTACTCCATCGTCAATAGTAAATAAGGGTTCCTCAATTCCCAAAATATAACTAATCCAAGCTTGATCGGTACCCAAGTATTTTCTTTGCTTTTTTAATTTAATGAGTTTTTCAATATTACCGGGAATATCTTTTTCGAATTCAGACCAGACTCTATCTCTAGCTCCGGCATCCATCATAAAAAGAGCCCCGTTATAATACTGATTTAAATGTTTACCGTAAAATTGGTTTATAATAAAGCTTTCATCCCGGTCAAATAAATTATCCAAAGGACCCACTATAGCCATATCTAAATCTATGCAAATAAACCTATCACCAATTAATTCCTTCATATCTTTACTAAAAACGTAAAGACGGTTATAACAACCTCCATAATCCATACATTTATCCCACAAACGTATAGATTTACATCTTAATCCTCTTGCATCATCCGTAATACATATAAACTCATGGGGTATACTTAAATTCTTTTTTACGGCCTTGCATAATTTGTTTACATGGGTAGCAGTATATTTCTCGATATTATTAAGAGAGGCTAACTTATATCCCTCTTTATATTTCCATTTAAAGCAAACTATTTTAAGCATTATCGGTGATAACTTATCAATTTTTTACCTGCTTCAAAATCGAAGCTTATAGGACTAAATCCAAAAAACCCTGATGAAGGAAAATGAGTTAATTCACCCATATATAACCTATCATTAATCAGATACATATCTACCCTTAAATAATCAAATGGCTCGGCTAATAACTCTGCCAATTCTACCATTAAATCCAGATTCTTGGGTTTTGGTACAAAATGTTTACAAGGTCCCATTCTTCCATACATAGCCATTTTAATCCAGTTTGTATCATAATTGCCATGTATATTAAATCCCTTATTCCTTGGTGTAGAAACATAACACCATTCCCATTTTCCATTTAATACCTGAAATTTATAATCCAAAGGCATTTTACCTCGATCATCAAGCAATAAAGGCTCGATTATAATCTGAGGTTTTATAAGAGAATAGTGCCATTCAAATTTATCTTTACCGTAACACCTTTTTAACCAAGCCTTACATTTTTTAATTATCTCTTTCCTATCGGCTTTGCCTTGTGTTACAATATGCCAATGTCCAGAAGTATGATTAGGTTTGATTATATAGTTATCGGGTAAACTATCAAAATCAATCTCATCCGGATTGTCAGTGGCTAATAGCGTGGGAATTAAATAATCAGTTCCGATAAGGTTTGATAAATAATGTTTTGCTTTAACCTTATCAGTTGTAACCGGCATTAAAGGATTCCTACAAAAATGTTTTCGCCAAATAACCTTCTCACTAAGAGATTGGGGATTATCCAAATCTATTGTATAACCTAGCCTATGTTTAGAATGGGCTATAGACTTTTCTAATTCCGTCATTTAACAGCATACTTATCCATTACAACCTGTGCTTCCTGTTTTCTAAGTGCTTTATCATTTAACACTTCACCCGAAGTATTCACTACATCCCACCAACCTTTAGTTGACCGAGGAACTAGTTTATAACCTTTTTTATTTTCCTCTTTTTTCGATTCCTCTTTTGAAGCAGGAGCTGTAGTAGGCTTCATAATAGGCAATTCAAATTTAATACGACGTTTTTCAACTCTAGCCATGATTACTTAATTTTAAGTTCAACTTCTTTTAAAACTGCATCAAGTTCATATTCAACAAATGGGTGAATACCTGCTTGAATAGATATATAAGGTATTTCCATTAAATCAGGACAGATATATCTGTATATAGTCATTATTGAATACGGTGAATCTATTTGACGATTAGAAGTATCTGTATATGAAAGGAAATTAGTGTAAATAAATTTTTCGGGATTATCATATAGAGGTATATAGTTCATTTTAGGAATTGCTATTGCCACAATGGATTTTAATATCCGTAATTGTGTAATGCTTCCTGCTACTATAAAGATATTAAAATATAAATCTGAAAGTAGTGAAGGTGCCAATTCCTTATTAAAAGTACCATCCTCTTGTTCAGTATAAATAGGTTTTTGATCTAAACCCACATTACCTGTGGAAAAACCCTGAGTATCTATAGCTATTCTGGGTACTTTTCTTAACTCTCTATCGCTAGGTGTTCCGCTATTAAAGACTTCAATAGAAAAACCTTTCTCTTCATTAATGGTTTTAAAAGCCTCTAAATATTGATTATATCCTTGTTTGGTTTGATCAAACTCTTCCATATCTGGAGTATAACCTCTTCCAACACAATGTTTCCTTAGTGAATGATATAATGTTCTCTCAACTAGTTCTTGAGTGTTTAACGGATCTAATGTAGTGTTTAACAGATCTAATGTATATATTGAAGTCATAACGAAGCAGATTTATAAGACATAGCCCTTCCTATACGTGGAGAAAGTTTAAGTTTAACACCTGGTAATAATGTCCTTATAGTACCTACTAAAACTCGGGTTAATTCTGCATTACCCCCAACCTGTCTCCAACTTGGAGTCCATAAAGGTCTAGCAGATATATTCATTTTAGTACTCCCATGTTCCAAAACGGCAGCATATTCAGCAACGGATAGAGTATTTTTCCCACCTCTTAAACTAGTCATTGCATCATTAGTAACTCCCTTTTTAATACCCGCAGTCCATCCCATAGCTCGGTGTTTATAAGCGGTAATACTCCTTATTAAAGTTCCGAAGAATTGGTATGGTGCATCTACACTATGAGGGGAATGCCTTTCTTTATAAGCTCGGTATTTTAGAGATGTTATAGGTGCCCAACCAAGCTCTGCTCCTTGATTCTGTATATTTTTGACTACCTGCTTTTTATATTTATATGCCATCTCCCTTGCAGCCAAATTAGTGGCTCTACTTATAATTTTAGGAAATCTTTGTAACATATAATTAGCCCTCTGCCATTCACCAATCAACCGATAGTTTAAATGAACTTCGGCTGAGTTTCCAAAACCTCCCGTATAGGTTTGATCTGTATATTGAGTATAAGTAACCATTATTCGCTATGATCGGGGTATCCAAAAGAAGCTTGACCTGTGGGTGTATCAATCCTTTTTAAAATAAGGTAAAATAATACATTATCACCATAAGATTGTGAGGCTTGTGTATCCCCTACATCCTGATAGGTAATTCCATCAATAACAAAATAATCCATTTTACTGTTAAAGGCAAAATGACCACTATCATTTAGATAGCCATTATCCCTTAAATATTTCTTATTAAAGATAGCGATAACATGTTGTTCATCCAAAGAACCTGCTGCAGTATCTTTATCAATAGGAAATGCTCTGAAAGCATTATGTCTTAATAAACATTTAAGAGTTACCTCATCATAAACGGTATTGGTACCCTCCCCATGTAAATCCAATTTTTTACTTAACCGTTTCCAAGTAATCTCCTTTTGGTTAAATAAATCAAAGGCTGGACCGTTTATTGCCGCTTCAAAAGGACCCCAGATATCCATTATATTCGAGTTTTAATAAAAGGATTAGTGGGTTTGGGTTTAGGTACTTTATAAACCCTTGGATAAAAAATCTTTTGTGCTGGTTGACCACAGAAATGTAAAATTATCCTTAATCTATGAGCCAATTCACAAGTGGCATTAGTTAACAAATGTAAAGGGCCACCATCCCTAAGTATATCCTTCCATATTTCTGCAGAAGAATACCATTCGGCTTTAGCAGGACCCGTCTCAACCGACTTTAATTCTTGAGCATTACCATCATTTTTCACTTTTTCCTGTACATGGTGGTTGAGTGAAGCTAAATATTGATTATACCCATTAATGATTAATTCTCGGGCAACTAGCTGTCCAATTAGGAAATTCTCTAGTGCAGTAAAGTAAGATTGATTGTGCACTTTATTATTTGGAATTTCTCTATTTACTAGAGGTTGTAAAAACAATTGCCACTTTTTAATGGCAACACCTATATCAAAATTATAGGCAGTAGAATCCAACTCTTGAGGTACATATTGATTTAAGAGTTGAGTCAAAGGGATATCGATTATATTTAAAGACTTATCACTGTGGACACCCACATAGCTAGACACTGATGAGTCATCTTGTGAAGCTTTTGTGGCAACAAGGGTAACTTCATACAATCCTATTTCACTATAAGTATAAGTTGGATTATTTAGAGTGGAAGTATTCCCATCTCCAAATTTCCATAAAAATGAATCGGGGTTATTTGTGGATTCATTTTTAAAATCTACAGATAACCCCGACTTAATAAATGAGAATTTAGCCTCCATAATTATTCTTCATATTCCGACTCGGTTTCTTTGATGAATTCTATTATTTCGGCTTTTGTCTTTTTGGATTTGGCTTCCTCAATATCATCCTCATGCCAACCTAAACCCTCGATATGAACTATGAGTTGCTTCTTAGTCATATCCTCCAATTCCAATTTTTCAGTTTCTTCTACCTCTAAAGTTTTGGTTTTTTTAACCTGGGTCTTAGCGGTAGATTTAGCCACATATTCATTATATTCCTCTTTAGAGGCATACTGCAAACCACCTCCTTTCAGAAATCTTCTAATACGCGGGCTTTTAAGATAAGCCGGAACAATACCTTTAATTTCACCTTTTGCTAAACCGAATCCCGTTTGTGGATCAAAAAATGAATTACTCTTTTCACCTAGTTTTAAATACTTTTCACTCATGGTATATTTACATTTTTTACATGAAAATTATAAATAGTAGCCGAGTTAATCCCGGCTACCACTTATAACTTTATTTATACCAAAGGGGAATTATTCCTCGATATTGACATTCTGAAGGGCATCGACATCCATCCAATCTGGGAATCCAAAATTACCATTAAAATCTTTAGTCTGATCCATGATAATTGCAGATTCAGTAAACATCTTAGCAAACCCCATAGTAAGGGAAGCATAAAATGCTTCAGTCTGGTTAGAAACGATCCTTTCAGATTCTACCATAAGGGGATTAACGTTCATCTTAATAATAGAAGAAGTAGGATCAAGGATTATCTCTTGATTATCTTCAACATTACCATGAACGAAATAATTGGTAGTTGCAGGTATCGGGGTTTTCAGGTTCAGTTTCTCCTGAGGAGAACCATAAACATATTTCCTAAACTCGTCAAACATAAGAGTTCTAAGAGCCATGTTTTCTCCGCCTATCATAACGGATGGCATCCTTCCAATACGACTAAGACGTAGCCAAAGTCTCAGGAGATCCCGGTAAGTAGATCCTTCATTGGCACCGGTACCTGGAGTCTCAACTCCAATTACGGGTGCAGATTCAGATCCATCAAGCTGTTCACCATTTGTTATGGTATCAAGAGCCAGTACATCAATAGCATGACCCAGTTTAATACCAAAGTCCTGAAGGAAAATAGAAACTACATTCAAGGAACTAAACTGGAGTATTTCATAAGAAATCTTTATACCCCTACCTATTTTAAAGGCAGAGAAAGTTTTCTTACCAAAGCTCAGATCCCCAAGAGGAATAGTTTCTGATTCCCCTACCAGTTTGGGAGCAGCTTCACTCATATTAATATGAGGCAGGACCTGTGTTAGTCCATTTACTTGTTCTTCAGCCGCGATAATATTGGGCCAAATGGGAGCTTTCCTATAACCGAGTCTAAGAGCCTCACGGAAAATCTCAGGAATCAACCATCTTTCATCTTCACTCATCAGAGTATAAATGTTATGAACGGTATCAATACTTGGATCAATACCAAGATCCCTGTAGAACTCGGGAAGTGTGATATTAAACTTATCACTAACCACTTCCCCAAATGATACATCCTCCGGAGTATCCTTATCGGTTCTTAATGCTTCTGCCAATTTAACAGTCTCTTTGACCTTGCCCCTAAATTGACTTTTTTCATAAGCAGTCTTATTCATATTCCTGTCTGTTTTATGGTTTTACAATTTATTTTAAACGGCCAAGGCTATTCTAACTATTTCACCTTCATCGGCAGCATGTAGTGCCCAGCCAATAAGAGCAACATCAGTTGCTACAGCATCAACAAATACATTAATACCGGGGTGAGGGAAGTTGTCATCAGTGGCAGCATAACCTGCATATTTTACTGGACCTGGGGTAACATCACCAGAACCAGCTACCCCTTCGATAATAATATAGGCACGCATAGCCACGGTTACCCGCTTAAGGCTATATGTATCCTTCATTGAGTTGTAGGGGGTTTTCTCATCTCTATACCCCTCTAGGTCAGAATCTTTAATCGCAACACCAATGCAGAGATTGGCATTATCTGTAGATTCAAGGGGAGCAACAGTAAAGTCTCCCGCCATTTTTACCGGCATACCGATATTTATATCTTCACCGCCGGCTGCTGTATCATGTTTATCCACATCAAACTGCTGGTGCAGTTTGTGACTTTCACTTTTATGGATTACATGATGGGTCTTTTCTCCAAAAATTCTAGGCATAATCGTGAATGTTTAAATTAATTAATAAATTTGTTTGTTTATTCGCCATGTAACCTTTTAGTAGAAAGATGTCGCTTCCGGCGATTGGCAACAACCTCCATATTGGTCCTAATTTTAGGTTGTCCGTTTTCTCCACCTTCTGTTGACTCTTCAGCAGCAGAAGCTCTTGAAATATTGACAGACTTGCAATCTTGGCAAGTAAGAGGTGAAAGCTTCTCCAGATCAGTCTTATAATCCTTAAGCAAGGAAGTAACTGTTTCCAGATCCGCCCTTTGAATGAGATTAATAATCTTCTCATCTTTATTTTCTCCTTTTAAGAGAGTGTATGCATTAACTGCTTCATCCCTTAACTCAGTGAGACGATTCTTGCCAACTTTAATAAAGGTCTCATTCTCCTTTAATACAGTAAGCTCATCTGTTCTCTCAGTTAATGATTCCTGCAGTTTGTCCTTTTCAGCTTTCAAAACATTGATCTCCTTGGCATAATCCTGCTCATTTTGGAGGTTTTCTTTGATAAGCTGATCAATATGAGATTTGAGTTTATCCTGATTTGACTCAGTGATTTCCCCTTCAAATCCCACAAGTTTAGCTAAACTGTTTAAAAAATCCATATTTGTCTTGTTTTTATTAGGGTTATTTAGATTAAATTTACTAATCTCGACCTCCAAATTCCCTTTAGGCAATAGTTTATAATCCACGGCAGTAAATTTATCTCCGCCGATAGAATAAAATTTCTTAGCCCAAGTAGTATTGTGAATTTTTCCTTCGGGGTTCAATAGTTGAGCAAAAGGATCTGCACCATGTGGTACAAGAGATGTTTCCGAATATAAAACAATATCAGAAACAATTTTACGAACTAAATTACCTTTATCATCAAATGTTCCCAATTTACCATAGAATTCATCATCTGGCATATCATGAGATTTATCCCATTGATATAAAACAGAAACTGAAACTGAATGAATAGCTGGAGGATCTTGTAAAATACCCCGAGCAATTTTAGGATTGGCTTTAGCATCAATCTTAATTACTCCGTTAATACCCGCAGGTACTTTAACTCCGTTTGCAGTATATGCATCTTGCCAAAACACATCCTGAACCACACCCACATGATTCCCAATAATATCTTCATGTTCTGTATAAACTGTCTGACCTATTAAAAGGTGCATTGAGTTTTTCAGAACATCGTTCCTTCTAAAATCAATGGGGCTAAACATTTTGTTGACTACTACCTCTGAAAGTAATCTGAATACCGGATATATAAAATCCCCTTCTCCGGGATTAATATCTCCTTCATCCACATCGGGATAGTAGGTATTCATATTGGGTGCAGTAACATTAAATAAACCAAATTTAGAATGGTCTACTTTAACCTCTTTATTAGGATCTATTACAAATTCCGAATTGGGTGTTTTTTCTCTTTTATTGGAATGAACAATAGCATGACTCGCATTACAAATTACAATATCCATTTGAGATTTGGGTTTTTTCATGATTTAATGATTTAATAAGAAGACTGGAGTTGAACACCCTGAAAATTCAACCCCAGTCTAATATTAACACAAAACCAACCATTATGAAAATAACTTACACTATTGATGAACATGGTATCGCACTATCTTTCTCTTGTATCTCTATCTTTCCGTTTAGGTTGGGGTTTATCTTTATCTCGGCTCCTACGATCAGATTTATCCTTATCTTTTTCCCTATCCTCCTTTTTCTTAGATCCTGTTGGATCTTCCCCATCAATCGGTTGACGAGGTTCTTTAACATCGGGTACTTCATAACCATTTTCATCAGCCACTTGATCCTGAGATAGAATACCTTGCTGATATAGTGCAATAGTATTTCGTATCTTAATTTCTCGGGCTTGTTGTAATTTAAGATCGTCAGTAATAGTTGAGGGTTTAAATTTTAATTCTAAAAAGTCAAACTTAAAGCCCGCAAGTCTTAATTCTAGCTGAAAACCAAACTCTAAGTTTTGTTTGAGTATTTCATGAACATTGGCTAATTGAGCCAACATTTTAGTGAATACAATATTTATATGTGTTTCTGATTTATCAGAACGAATACCTAAAAATGTAGGCGGGTGTTTTAATCCTTTAGATAATTGTATTTGATTTTGAGTATAAATATCACTAACACCAGCTAAATTCTTGGTTGTTGAATGAAAATCAAATTCATGGTCGTCCTTAAAACCAACCACCAAACCGTCTTTAAGTGAACTTTTTAAACTTTCTTTGGTATTATATAAAAGTTTCTCTAATCTCTTTTCATAGGTACTATCATTTTCATTTCGGTGTTGTTCAGGCTTCTCCAATTTGGTTTCTTGAAATCCCAGAATACCCAATTGATCCATAATATGATCAATATTCTTATCCATAACCTTTTGCTTCTTTAAAGCACTAAGGGCGGGGATAAGAGGAGGTATTCCATAAGGAGATTCAGTATCACCTAATAGCCCATAGTATTTAAAGGTAAAGGCATTAAGTTTTCTGTATACATCCTTTGGGCTTTTAGGATTCACTATTTTTTGATAAGGTTCATAACGGTGTTTACGTTTGTTATATCTCCACCTAATAGTTTCTGGTTTAACAAGAAATATATTATCTACACCATCCATATTCTGGTTAATTACCCATTCATTTGCCACAACTCCGGAAATAAATATCTGAGCAATCAATTTGTTAATTAGACCGTTCATTCCTGCAACACCATCATTCCACACTCTGGCTTTGTTAGTAAGGTGCCTACGCATCTTATCAACATCATCTGGTTTTACGCTTTTATCAAAACGTATCTCATACCCCGTATTACATAATTGAACCAAGTCAAAAATAACTTGGCCAAAATCTTCATTATAAGTAACCAATCTACGGATTATGGGTATTACTTCAAATAAGTAATCGGGATTAGCAAAATAATATTCACCTTTTACAAATTCAGTAAAATTAGTTGAATCAGGTTCAGTTACTCTGCCTGGCAAAGGATTACCGTATATTTTTTTCTTTATTTCCCAATCATCAATAGGTTTCTTCTGAATATTAGAAACTTGTGGATTCATACGGCTAATCACCCATTCGATAAAGTTCATAGTTTTATTATTTTGGTGATATAATAACTTGATTAATTTTTCCTTTACGGATATAGTTAGTTATGGCCTTACCTAAAATAGAATCATCTGTATAATCTTCATCAAAAAGTTCATCTCCAGTATCCCCTTTTATTTTGTCCTTGCCAAGAGCAATAGGTTTATTCTGATCGTTGTATATAAAGGTATAAGCTTCTTGAACAAAAAATGGGTCTTTAACTATTATATCATCATTGCGGATATCAGCCTCTAATTCCATAATGATTGTATGACGATTCTTTACAGTAGTTAACCAACCAGGTATTTTAGCTTTCTTAGGTTTAGATTCTCCTTTTTCCTTAATAAACTGGATAGTGTAATAAAGATTAGGATAATTCCATTCCTGTAATAATTTAATAACACCCTGCCCTATGTCATTAGCCTCTGGGGCTAATAGCCCATTATTATATTCCCTTCCTATAAGATCCAATAATCGAGCAAATTGTTCAATAGTAATCTTACCTTTAAAACAGGCAACTTCTTCTCCATCTCTTCTCATAATGGTAAAAGCTGAATAATCTCGAGATCTACCGGAAGCAATATCCGCACCGATTACATATTTTTCACCTTTTTTAGGAAGTTCATAAATCCTTAAGTTACCATTATAGCGAATTGATATAGGTAAATATTCACTTAAAGAATCTTCTATAGCCTTTATATCCAAAAGATCAAATACCGAATCTCCTGAAGTAAGAAAGTCTCCGTCTACCTCTTGAGCAGTTCTTCGAGGCCCGAGAATCTTTCTCATTTCTTCATACCATTTTAAATCCCTCTCTGGGTGCATATCCCAGATTAACCTTATGGGATTAAAATCATTCCCACCCGCACATGCATCTACCCAAGTTTGGTGGTACCAATTCCCAATTCCGTAAGGTGTAGAATTAACAATAGCTGATCCTCCTGTACTAAGGGTGGGAAAGGCTGCCCCCCATATTGTAGAAGCCCATCTTAATATCGCCGCCTCATCAATTACAAGGAGGGATACAGCCTCAGACCTACCCGCATCTTCAGTAGTTGGGATGGATATAATAGTTGATCCATTTTCGAATTCTAATTCATCCGAAGTACCTAATTTCCCAGAAGCTCCATTAACTACTGGTAACTTAAGGTGATTAGGTAAATGTTTATACATAAATTTAATCCTTCTCAAAACCCTTTTAGCAACCTTATCCTTAATCGATATAATCTGTATATTTTGATTAGGATGATATAAGGCTCTCCATAAACAATACATAGAGATAAGTTCTGTTAATCCTGCCTGTCGGAACTTAAGGACTATATTAAACCTATTATTGAGAAATTGCCATAAAACGGATTTCTGAAAAGGATATAAATCAAATTTAATTTTTCCTCTTAAAGGATGTACGATAAATATGAAAGTGGCAAAATAAAAAATATCATTCATGACACCCATTAATTCGTTCAGTTGATCCTTAGATGCCACTGTCATATTTCTGTTGTAAGCTGATCTCATAATAAAACAAACAATTTATTATATGATACTACTATTTCGAAGAAATAGAGTAAAAAGGGATTATATGCTACTATATATTTTCAATATATATAGTGCATATATCCTCTTTTTTCTATCTCCTTATTCTTTTAAAGGGGATTTCAGGGCTATAATACCTTAATCGAAAATTTATTTCCATATATACTTTTTTATTTTCATCACTTGTTTATAAAACCATTCAGAAACTTCTAAAGGCGGAGTTTTAGTCACAGTTACTCTTCCTTTGTTAATACAGTATTTATGTTTATTGGTATCGTAATAGAGCTTAAAAGTATCTGGAATCCCTTGTATACGAGCCAATTCCCTTGGGCTCATCATCTCTCCTCTATGGTTATATTGTCGATTAGTGGGTCTAACAGTAGCAGGATAATCAAACTCTAGGTTTTTATATACCCCCGGTGCAGTTGAGAAATTATTATTAGGGGTAGTCCAGCGTTTTGCTTTTGCTCTTGTGGTTATCCATTCATTACGGATATTCTTTATAACNTCTTTATAACCAGCATACAATGTAATAACATCATTTTCATCCTCTCTTATATGTCCAATATCAGGATTTAATATTTCTAGCCCTTTTATCAATTCTCCGGAATTTTGTAACTCATTAATAGAATAAATATTACCAAATACTTTAGATATAAATTTAGGTAAATCTTTACGAACTCCTATTAATAAAAACCTTTTTCTGTTAATTTGGGAGTTACCTAATTCTGATACGGATATATGATGGAATACCAAGTTATAGTTGGGTAAAGCAGCTATTAGGTCTTTTTCACCATAATTATCAATAAGGGCAGTTAAGTTCTCCATAAGGAAAAGCTCTGGATTATAGTAACTAACTGATTTAAAGAATAATGTAAGACTCTTATTTTCCTTTGGATTTCCAAATTTTTTGGCTCTCGAATATGCCAAAACTGACGAATGACCACAATCAGGATGAGAGATAATAATAGAAACATTAGGTATATTAGGTAAATTAGAAAGGTCCGCATTTAACTTCCTAATAAGAGGTATATCCCCAAAATTGAGCCCCCATTGATAATTACCAACAGTATGAAATACACTCCGGAGTTCAATATTTCCAACTACTTTAGACTTAAAAGGATATAATATTACTCCGTTTCCTGCATTAACTCCGAGTACTTGCATAGTATTTGTATTAAAATGTAGACTAGTGATTCATCGGATCATATTAATAAATAAACAATTTTTCTTTGAAAATGTTAAAAATACCTCGAATTAGATTAAATTATCACCTACATAACTACTATTATACTGTTCCTTTAGAAATAGTATATTTAAAGCCTGTGCAAGGTTATTATAGTATAACAGTTTGGACGGTTCATAAAGAAGGTAAAGGAATTGCTTTTTGTACCCAAAATGAACCCAAATTCCGATTATTACTTAAATCCTTAGAAGAAGAAGATATAAATACCAGATTAAAGGTCATTAAAAGGATAATCAAAAAACTGATTAAAAAAATACAAGAAGAAGATATTATCCTTAAAGGCATATATAAAATCAAACATAATCCTTTTGTTAAACTTAATAAAAATTCTAAATATGGGTTCAAATCAATTTGGGATAGCTGATTTTTATGAAGAGGTTGCTGATTGTATGGAAAATCATGATAAGGCAACCTTTAGGAAGTTAACTTATAAATATCATAAATACTTTAAAAGCGCCTTAAATAAGGCCTTAGAAGACAATAAAAAACCTGATTCTGGGATTGATTTTGCAGAACTATTGGATAGCTAGTTTTAGTATTTATATAAAAGTTTATTATTAAGCATTAATAATTGCTAGACGGTAGCTCATTTTAATTAATATAAATCACCATATATGCTAATTAATATGCAAAATTTAGAATATTGGAATTCAAATGCACCTTTAGAGGCAGGTGATAAGATATTATTTGGTTTTCTGGGATTTATAGCAATATCGAGTATATTTTTATTGGTGCTTATGGCTAGACAGTTTATCCAAGAGGATCGGGATTTAAATCAATGGCGAAAAAAGCTTTATCGAAATGATAAGGTAAGAGTAGTTGGTATGAAAGGTCCTCAAATAATATATATTAACAAATTAAATGGTACAGTGGTTTTAAAGGTTGACAATAACTCTCAAACACCCTTTATAACCGTACCAGTTGAAAATGTTTATCCTTTAAATGAATAGAGATATGACCACATTGGATTTACTTATTAATGTAGAAATTAAACACCCCAGTTTAAGAGGTTGCGAGGACTGGAAAGAAATAAAGACCCGATTTCATCGATTTGATCCTTTTGATAAGGCTTCAGCATTAGAATCAATTACTCAACAAATATGCCTATATCATGGCATTAATCCCGAAAAACTCATTAATTCAGGAAAAATACAAAAATTTACTTCTATAAAACACTCAATTTGGTTCCTATTGGATTTCTATTTTCCTAAAACCGTTTCCCAAGAAAAAATAGCTAAAAGATTTAATTTGTTGAGCCATTCAACGGTTTGTATATCAATTAAAGCTATAAAAAACCGCTTAGCAGTGGATAAATCATTTCGAAAAACCCTAAAAAAATATGAAGAGACCCTATATAAAGAGGGTATTATTGAAGAACCTTTAATATTTAATTAAAATGACCGATAGAGAAATTTTTAACGAAACTATTAAGGAAGTTACTTCCTATGTAAAAAACCTTTTAAAGACAAAAGGGACCGAATATGCTACCAAAGACAACCCATTTCATAATTTTGACAGAGTAGCTGCAGCTAGAAACCAAACACCTCAACAGGCTCTACTTGGAATGTTATACAAACACTGGATAAGTATTCAGGATATTGTAGATTTTGATCAAGATGTGGAAATCGAAACGGTTCATGAAAAGATTGGTGATGCAATATCCTATTTAACTATATTATTAGCCCTTTATGAAAGGCAGAATACCAAACAACCTTAAAATGAAAGCCTTATGTACAAGTTTATTTTTATCCTATTAGTATATATATTACCCTTTTTGTTATTTATTAGTGCACTAGCACTCTCAATAATTTGGTATGATTGGAAACTTTTTATCATTATATTGATTTATTTTATGTTGGTTAGACTTGAAGATTCAGTGGCTAGGTACCGAACAATAAAACGTCCAAAATTATGAATTTAAAAATGGATATAAAACAACTGCAAAGAGATTTAGAAGAATTGGAACGGTTAGTGCATCGGTTATCTACCGGTAACCTGGCCCACCTCAAGCCCAACCTTCTTCAAGCCATCATGTATGTAAAACTAAAACTGAGATATACTGAGGAAGATGAAACGAACGAAAACAACAAGTAACGATAGATTTGAATGCATTGAATGTGGCTTTATCAAGTTTGGTTATACTGGTGAGTGGAAGAATTACGCATAACCAAAACCCCGATCAATGAAAAACAGGAAAACAAAATACACAGAGCAATATATTGACTTGGGATTACAGCAAACCACCGAACCCCAAATGGGTTATGACACGGTGTTATCGGCAGGTATTTGTGATACTTGTTCGATTCCAAAAATGATGAATACTGGTGATGGGATTAATGAACCACCTGACCCGATTCTTTATTGTCATAAAATGAAACGTGAAATATGTCCAGAACTACCCGAAGATAGAATGGTGGAGTGTCGGTTTTATACTTGCCGATAACTCCAAAATACACGCAATATTGCGCATTAAAACCCCTAAACCAATGAAAGTTCGTTTTGATTTTTATTTAAAGCTCAATACTGATTCTGGCAATATGATCACTACTCCATCGGTGAGTCTTTGGTGGAATAAAGGTACCTATTGTTTGACCTTAGATATCGTTTGTTTTGGGCTTTTTATTTGGTGGGGCAAGGACATAGAGAATATCTAACGAGACCCAGTTCCGTCACGTTGTAAATTTGGCTCTTGGGAAACCAGGGGCTTTTTTGTAGGTGTAATGGGTAGTGTGAGTTTTATTTCATTTTCGAGGGGGCTGCATATCATTGGGCTGCAGTACTTACGAGACCCACTTCCGCACGTTTGCGGTGGTGGTGCAAGTGGGGGGTAGTATTCTATATATATAAAAAAATAGAGTATTTTTAAGGGGTCAAAAAAATACTCTATTTTTATTTAATCTAATTACTAAAATCTTCAATATGTATATTATTGAACTTTATTTTTTCCATATCTTTTTATTTTTTTGGAAGTGCTTTTTTAAATAAATTGTAATTATAAAAAAAAGGTTTATTTGCAATAATTTTAATATTATTGCAATCTACAATTTTGTCGAACTGCAATAATATTAGTTCTTTTTGTTGTGGTTTTAAATAACCTAAATTACATTTTAACTGTAAAAAAATTTTAAAACCTTTTTTGTAGTCTTTAATTAAAGACTTTTCGTAATGATTGCCAAACATAGTATTTAATTTTTAAATGCTTTAAAACGCCTAAAAAATAGCAAAAAAGACGTTTTAAAGCATTGGTTAAACAATCTATTTGTCAAGTTCTGCTTGTAATTTGCTGTTAACTTTTGATGTTGTGCCAAATGTTTTAGCAAACATTTTGCATACTTGCAAAATTTGCAGCTTTTTTTCTTTGTCTTTTTCTGTCAAAAAAGCATGTTCCAAATTTTGGAAGACTTTTCGCAAAAAATAACGTATCGATTTTTTTGGATGTAAATTACTTTTTTGTTCCAAAAAATCTGATTTTTCGATCTGCTTAAGTTCTGAATTGAAAAAATCAAAATTTAAGCTGTTCAAAATTTTATGATTTTTATTCTCTTGATTCATGTAAAAATCATAAATGTTTGAATAATGCCAGCTTTTTTTACTGGCATTATTGTTACTTTTAATTAAACTGTTCAAATCCATAGTGTTTAATTTTAAAATGTTAAAAAATAGTTTTATGCTATTTTTTTTTCTGTCAAAATCCCAGGATGTCAAAGATCGGCCTAATCCTCTACTGTCAGTCTATAATTTTTTTATCTAATTAAGCCAGGTCTAAATTTTTGCGTGTGACCATGTCACAAATCTACAAAAAAATTTTTAATAAACCAACTTTTTTTTTATTTATTTTTAATTTATTTTTTAAAAATAATTAGATTAAATAAAAATTATTTTTATTAATTTTTTAATAATTAATATATGCAAATATATGCATATGTTGGGATGGGATGTGTTAGAGGTTGTGGTGTTCGTAGCTCGACGTAGCTCGACACCCGTAGCTCGACACGGAGTACTTGGCTAATGACCGTACTTTTAGGATTATTTACCGTTTTCTTTGAAGTTTGTCGGTACAATTCACCCTGAAAAGGTGCCTAGCTCGACACAAGCTAGTTTTTAAAAATTAAGCAATTAAGTATATAGATAGTATATAAGTACTTAAGTACTAGAAGGTAGCTCCAGCGATACACACGCATGCCCCGTGCATTATATATGCAAGAGGTTAGTTAAGGGTTATAAGACGAAGAGCAGACCAAATAATAAGGTTAAGAGGTTAATAAAAAGAATAATGTAGATTTCTCGGTTAGTATGTTGCCTACTATACCGTCTGTTTTTGAGCCTTGTTGATCGGCATGTGTAAGGTTGCATAGTGTTTAAAGTTTTGAGATATCAATAGATGTAAGTATAAATTCTTCGATTTCGCTATCGAGAGATAGTTTTTCAGGTAAGCCGATTAAATCGCAGAAGCAGAAATAAAGATTTTCAATAGTGTCAGTCATGTAAGTAGTAACGCCATTGTATTGGCCGGTGGGTAATTCGTCAGTACCATCAGGAAAGTTAAAGGTATTGGCAAGATTTTGTGTTTCACGAAGTATGTACTTAGCAGTACGATTATTTGCAGTGGCTTCGATAATTTGTTTGTGTGTCATAGTGTTTGAAGGTTTAAGTGAATAAAAATTGCATATATTAATTGCATTTTGCATATGCAAATATAATAACACTTATATCACCCAGCAACACTTGAGTTACTTTAAGTTTCACCATACACGATCACCAAATAGCCTTTAAAAGGATCGTGTATGGTGATGCCTTATCAGCTAAACAGGATTGAGGATAGTGATATATTTAAGGAAATCAGGCTAACGAACGAACCGCTAACAACCTTATTTCCTATAGCTCGACATAAGGCCTTATATCCTTCCTAACCTCTGTCTGCGAGGCTAATGACGGGAAGTAATATAAGGCCTTATTTCCCTATATCCTTATATATCGGATCCGTATATCCGTAAAGCCTTAATTCTATAAAACAACAAAAAAATAGCTTCGGATATAAAGCCCAAAATTGAGGCAAGGATATACGAAGCTAAGAATAACAGTGTCCTGAACTACCGAACCGATAAAAGTTATAGCATTTGAATATAGTATAGAAAAGTTAAGTAAAGTGATACGGATTTATTTCAGATCCTCCCATTCACTTTCTACATCATCTATGAGTTCCTGACTAACCTCTTTTGTTAGGTTTCCTTCGATAAGCTGTTTAGCCTTCACATTTACCATATTTTCCTGTTCCTCATCCGGGTTAGCCCTTACTTCCGGCATATCGGATAGCTGGTGTTTGTCATAAAGGCCATCATACTTTGAAGCCTTTTTACCTTCCAACGGTATACTTTCGGCATCTTTTGGGGCTGCATTAAGCTGGGCTTGGGATCTGATGTGTTCGGTAGCCTCAGTGACCGAGAGTGACTCGGCCTGTCCCCTGTCTCGGATCATGTGAATGACTTCTGAATTTTTAGGTATAAAGGATTGGGCTATATCGACTAGATTCCTTGTCGCTTTTAGGTTCAAATCTACAGCCTGATTGACTGTGGAAGAGATAAAGGGCTTATATGTATCTCCCTGGCTATGAAGCATCCGACTAAGTTGTGCGGCTGCTAAGCCCTTATCGCGGATCCCACTCTCCAAAAGCATCGCGAGAAGTGCCTCGTGTGAGGATAAAAGATCATCAGAATTAATGAATCCGGTTACCGTTTTGCTTATTTCCCCAAGTTCTTTGTAGATAGTCCCTATGTCAATATTGTACTTAAAGGAAAGATCTTGCAGGGATAAAGGGTGTCCGTTAAGTTGAAAACCATTAGTTGTATATTGACTTAATAGAACTTGTATTAGTTGTCTCTTTAATTGTTCATTCTTAGTTTGTCTATAGTTAATAGCTAAACTGGTAATATGTTTTGGTCTTGGGATTCTTTCTGGTTTGTTCATTATTTTATTATTTTTTCTTTAGTTGGGGCGGGTCTTGAGGTTTATCGGATTATGGTTGAAAGGGTTCTTTGTATATCCCTTGTGGGTATGTGAGGAATGGCATGGTTTTCGTGAAGGGTATTTCATAAGCATTTAAGATGATTTTCTTTATTTTAATTCAAAGAATATAGTATCTAGTTCGGGGGCTTTATGTATCTGATAAGGGATATTAAGTTCTTTAAGTGTTTGTTCGTATTCTTTTAGTTTGTTTTGGTCGATTAGGAAAAATCCTGTTTGAAGGTATTGTTTTTTAGTCTTTTTATCCCTTATCAGATGGCTTTTAGCCTTTATTATTATGTTATGTTCGGGAAAGGCAAGGAATTGTATTGACCTCATTCCGTCGTAATTGGTGAATGTTTTCATTGTTTTTTCTTTGTTTTAAAGGTAAATTTTTAGGAATACACTGAGGAATAATATTATGTGAACCCAGAGGAGGGTGCCGACGATTAGCTGTAAAATTCTTTCTTGTTGATCACCATCGGGATGTTTCTGAAATAACAATAGGTGAAAGATTAAATAATGAAATATCTTTTTGATCATGGCTTTAATACGGTTTTAAGTGGGACATTTAGTTCTTCGGTAAATTCTTCCGCTTCAACTAGAGTAAACCATTTAGCAAAGTGCCCTGAACCCTGTTCACGTGGAGTTTTGCTTCATAAAAGCTCATCAGAGTGTCTCATATGCATGATAAAAACTGGGATGGTTTTACGTCAGCCCAGTGGCGCGGCATCTGCGCTTCTTTAGCCTTGGCAAATGCGTCAACCAACTCTTTTGAAATACGGTGTGTGGCTTCATTACGTAAGTCATGGTGGTATTCATCCGTGGCGCAATGCTCAATCCACATAAACACCAAACGGGTGAAGCTTTGTTGCAAGGTACGGTGTTCATTATTCATGGCGTCGATGAATTCCTGGGGATTCATACTAAAATTGTTTACAAAATCGGTCATCGTTTGTACGGTTTCTTCAGCTGTTTTTGCTTTCATCGCTATAAGTTTTAAGGTTTAACATAATTTTCACAATCAATGCAGTACGCACCACGATTTCCTGTGATGATATTGTTGTGTGGCGGGCATTTCTTGATTATCGGTTTTTGTTTTTTGGGCTGAGGTGTAATTCGTCCCGCATTGGGGTCATTTTCAACAATTTGTTTTACTTTGGTTGCAAATGATACAATTACTTCATCAGGTAAAAACATCGCAGCAAACCCAATGTTAGGATCCATTGCCATTACTTTGCGCCAGTTTTTGATTTGTTCTTTTGTGAGTTTCATGATAATAGGGTTTTAAGGACAGTATTCCAAAACATATGTGCCATAGTGGGGGTTAAAGGTTATTGTATTTGTTAAAAACTTCTTCCGTTAGTATTTCCCGGCAGATGTCCGCTGTTGCTTTTTGGTTTTTAACACGAGCATCATCAGCAGCATTAGCAGCAGCAGCATTAGCAGCAGCAGCATAAGCAGCAGCAGCATTAGCATAAGTAGCAGCAGTATTAGCAGCAGCAGTATAAGCAGCATGAGCAGCAGCATGATCAGTAGTAGTATAAGCAGCATGAGCAGCATAAGCAGCATCAGCAGCATTGTCAAGCTCTTTATATGTAATCCTGCCATTGCCATAATCAATAGCTGCTTTAACAGCGTTTATAATTAGCTCATCTTTCATTAAATGTACAACGGTTTTAGCGCATCGGCCTTTTGCCAGGGTAAGTGTACGGTGGTCTACTTTTGTCATTGCAGCCAACCATAACATCCAATCTCCCCGGTGGCATGTTTCCCATGCTTCCTTTAGGTCTTTGTCTCCAACCCATTCTATGGCTTCCCGACAAGCCTCTAATTTAATTAGAAGGTTTTTGATTTTCATAATATTTGAGTTTTAGGTGTTTAACACTGACCAACCATTGCTGGTTCGAAGTTCAGATTAAACTAATTCGAGTTCTACTTTCAACCATTAAGGTCTCATCAGTATGTCTTACTTATACATAGCGGCTGGGTCATAATCTTCATCTTCACCATCATTATGTAGACCTCCTGCTGGGTCTACCCACCAACCGTTATTTTCACAGGGTGTACAAACACCGGAGCCTGATATCACATTTAGCTGGTTTCCGCAAACGGGGCAATTCCAAGTTTCAGTTGTCATGATTTCTAGGTTTTTGGGTTTATGCAATATTGCATTTAATTATAATGCAAATATAATAACATTTAATTCCCT